TACACGACGCTCTTCCGATCTCCCCGTGATGATGCCCTTGATCACGGTGAAGCCGCCCTGGAAGTAGCCCTTGATGACAGGCCACATCGCCTTGAACACGGCGAGGACAACAGCGACCCCGGTCTTGATCACGGACACGATCGTCGGCCAGGCTGCCTTGACGACACTAGTGATGGCATTGAACGCCGTCACGGCGGCATCAGCGACCGTAGGCCAGATGCCCTTGAAGAAGTTGGCTACCGCGTCCACCACGTTGCGGAACGTCTTGAACTCCCGGTAGGCAGTCACGACACCGACGACGACCGCGGCGATCCCGAGCGCGAACAACGTCAGCGGGTTCGCTGCCATCGCTGCGTTCAGCAAGAACACCGCGGCAGCGATCCCGCTGATGATCCCAGCGACGTTCGGATGCTCGACCAGCCAGCCGAAAATGGCTTCCACGGAGCCACGCAGCGGCTTCAACGCCTCCCACACCTGTTTGGCCTTGTCGGCCACCTGCCCCAGGAAGTCCTTGAACTTCGCCAGGCCCTGACCGCGAACGAACTGATCGATCAGTTTCGTGGCCCACCGTGCCGCATCGTCGAGCGCCGGCACAAGGATCCCGCCCACGGCTTCCGCGAGATTCCCCAGCGACACCTTCAGCTTGTCACCGGCGGTTGCCTGCGCCGCCGCTGATCCACCGAACTCGGTGCGGAGTTCCTTCAGGATGGTCTTCTGCGCCTCGAGCGTGTGGCCAGACTTCACCATCGTCTCGATCTGCTTCTGCTGGTCCTGCGTGAACGACACACCCACCCGCCGAAGGGCGGTGATGCCCTTCACCGGGTCGTTCAGAGCCTTCCCCAGCTGGATCGCCGACGTCTTGCCGGACTGGCCCAGGGCGACGCTCATGTCCGTGACGGTCTGCGTCGCCTGGTCGAAGATCTTGTTGCCCTTGCCGGTCTCGTTCCGCAGCTTCGTGAACGTGAGAAGCATGTTCTCCGACGACTGGATCGTTTCGTCGTCGATCCCGGTCTTCTTGCTGATGGACCCAGCAAGATTCTCGACGTGCTTCGCGGTGACTTTCGCCGCGTCTCCCGTCGACTTCAATACGGCGTTCGTCTGGGCCCCGACCTTCTGGGCCTCACGGAACTCCGACACCGCTGTGGATACGCCCTTGGCGAGTCCTGCCGCCCCGATCAGGACACCCGCGCCCTTCACCGTCGCCCCGAGCGCCGAGAACGTCTTACTCGAGCGTTTCGCCTGAGATTCCGCTCTCTTCAGACCGCCGGCCGCGGCACGCCCTGACTTGTCGATCCCGCCAAGCTGCGCCGCGGCTGCCTGGGCGCCCTGGGTCTTGACGAGGATCGACAGAACCGCGGCCGGGGTCGCCATCAGCCCACCTGGAACGGCATCGGAGCGCTACGGCTCGTGTTGTTCTGACGGTCCTTCTCGCGCTGCTTGTGCCGGAAGAACGCAGGCCACACAACGCCCAGTTCATGGGCGCTCATGCGGTCCGCGAGCTCACCGACAGGCATCTTCATCTCAAGCGCTAGCTCGCACATGAAGATCGGGTCCGGCACTCCCATTGGGAGTTCCATCACCCAGTGCCGGCCCCTCCGGGCTTGCTCCGCCAGCAGGAAACCGCTGCTCCGTGGCCTCGATCGCCTCCTTGTCGATCCCGGACAGTTCGTCGATCCTGGCGATCACCTTCCGGAACGCGGGCCCGAACTTCTCCTGGACCTGCCGGGCCTCGGCCTCGGTGAACACAGGGTCGATGACGCCGTGAACGAACTGCGTGAGCTCCATTTCCGGGACGTCGATCTTCGCGACCTGCTCCCGGCCCTCCTGCGTGAGCTTCAGCTTGCCCTGAACCTCAGCCGAGTAGCGGGCCGACAGGCCACGGACCCTGACGGACTCCCCCGGGACGGGGACGTCCTGGACGTCGTCTTCCTTGAGGTCGCCGGGGCCCGTGAGCCACGACTCCTTGGTTGACCGTGCCATGCACGGCTCCTTTCACTTGGCGCGGCCCCATGTCTGGGTGACCGCTGGTGGGTGGATGGGCTGACCCCAGAGGGCGCCCGGTACTGCGTACGGCTAGGTGGTGCCCCAGACGAGACCCGCGGTGCCGGCGTTGCGGAACGCAGCGTCGAACGTGGACGCGTCACCCACACCGCCGCTGATGCCGGAGTACGAGTAGATGCGGGCGGTCATGGTGGCCTTCGGGTTCGTCGCCGACACCGCCGCTGAGGTCGGGCGGATCTCGACGCTGAACGTGCCGCCGGCCGCGTAGAGCGGCTGGATGATGCTGTTCACCGAACCGGACGCGAAGTCCGAGAAGAACGTGCAGGTGATCGTGGCGTCCTTCAGGCCCTGCCCGATCTCCTTGTAGCCGTTCGTGCTGAACCCGGTGAAGTCGATCTCATCGGCCGTGTCCTCGAGCTCCACCGAACTGGCGAAGTTGGAGACTGCGGTGCCGTTGATCGCGATGTAGGCGTCCTTCAGGACGTACTTCCCCATGATGCTGTCCTTCCCTGTGGTGGATGGGCTGACCGTCAGTGAAAGGGACGGCACCCGGTGTCATGGGTGGCTATTAGTCCGTCACGAGCCGGAACAGACTGCCGGCGTGCTTGTACTGCACACCGTCGATCTCCTCCGGGTACTCCACATCGCTCTGCCGTCGCAAGTACAGCAAAACGCTGCCCGATATGGACAGGGACGCGTCGTTGAGCAGAACGATGATCCTGGCCTGCGCCGCCTCAGCCGGGTCAGCTGAGGTGTTGCGGTCGACGGCTTTGACGAGCCAGATGTCGGTGTCGATCGCGGACGGGTCACCGAACGCCTCCGTCGGGTTGCCCGCCTGCTTCTGGAACAGGACGTACGGGAACCCTGCGCCGGCCGGTGCCTGCTGGTGGTAGATGCTCTTCGAGTACCCCGTGGGTGGGGTGCCGAGGATGCCGTTGAGGGTGGTGTCGCCGGCGAGCTTGCCGTAGATCGCTCTGCGGACCGGGGTGCTCACAAGCGCCTCAACGCCGCTGAGACGAGCCCGATGACCTCTTCCCGGCTTTCCTCGGCAGCGGGGATCAGGAACGGATGGGCCGGAACCCGGGCGCCGCCGTGCTCGATGATGTGCCCGTAGAACGCCTCTGTGTCCCCCGCGATCACCGCGAACCCGCCGTCCTCGGCTTCGACGTGGATGGCGTCACGCAGCCGACCCGTGGCTACGGGTACGCGCTGCTTCGCTCGAGCGGCGATGAGTTCGGCGCCCGCGGACATCGCGGCCTCGAGGGCGGGAACCATCTCGGCGGTGATCTGGGGGATCCGGCTGCGGAACATCAGGCGCTGGTACGGGCCTCGTTCTCGGCCTTCGCGACCTTCGCCGTCACGGTGCCCTTGCCGTCACACACCGCGCACTCGACCTCTTCGGTCGCGAACGGGATCCAGCCGCGGCCCGAGCAGTTCGGGCACGTTTCCTTGTCAGCCATCACTTGCCCCCTGTCTTGACTTCGGTTACCTCGGAGGACGCGGACAGCGCCTCGAGCTCCTGCTTGTCGTCGGTCTCGTACGGCTCCCCGGCGTTCACCCGGATCGGGTCCGGGCGATTCGGGATGTAGATCGACACGCCGGTGTCGCTCTTGAACTTCTTGGACTTCGCCATCAGGCTGCCTTTCTCGTCGCGGCGTAGTGCCCCTTGCTGTCGAACTGCTTCACCCACTCGAGGACGCGGGCCATGCCCTCCTCGATCTCCACGGTCGGCCGCCAGCCGAGACTCGCGAGCTTCTTCGTGGAAAGCCGTTTGACGACCGTCTGGGCCTGGGGTGGGTCCACGTCCCGGATCAGGTCCCGCGACGCGCCTGTGAGGTCGCAAGCGGCTTCAGCGAGGCTCCTGAGCGGTCTCGGGTCGTCGTCCCGGCCGATGTTCCACGCCCCGTCGAGTCTGCGCTCCAGGAGAAGCACGATCGCGTTGATCGTGTCGCCGATCCAGCACCACGACCGTTCCGCGCCCCGGTGGATCGGGATCTCCTGCCGGGTGTGGGCTTGCCACAGGATGTTCGGGAGCGCGGCGCGGCCCCTCCCAGGTGCCACGCCGGTCCCGTACGGCATCGAGAACCGCATGACCGTCAGGTCGTCAGGCATGTAGAGGCGGCACACCTCTTCGCCCCAGCGCTTACTGAGACCGTAGATGTTGTGCGGCAGCCCGAACGGGCCGCGGTCCTCGTCGCAGACAGCTGCGCCTTGGTCGCCGTACACCTCCGACGTGGAGGCGTACATGAGCTTGACGCCGGCGTCGGCGCAGACCTTCACGACCGTCGCGGTCATCTCAGCGTTCGACCTGACGCTGTTGCGGATGTCGTCCTCACCGAACAACCGGCCGACCTGGGCAGCGAGGTGGACGACCACGTCCGGCTGGTATCTGCGGACAGCGCCGGCGAACGCCCCCGGATGCAGAAGGTCAACCGCGTGGATGATCGCGTCGCGGCGATGGACCGGTGTGCGGTCGAGGCCTTGGACGTCATGTCCGCGGGCGAGAAGGGCCGTGGTGAGATGCGACCCGATGAACCCGCTGGCACCTGTGATGAGAACCCGGGTCATCCGATGAGCCTCATGTATTCGCGGGTGTCGTTCGGGACCCGGCCGTAGTTGC